GTGATGTAGTCACCAACATTTAAAACTTCTTGTGTTTCTTTTTTGCCATAGCGGATAATGTCCATGTACGATTTGTGCTCTTTCATTCTTTACTTTTCTCCTTTTAGTTTTATAATATATTTCACAGCAGATATAAAAATCACTCACTATGATATGTTGATTGTAGCACAGTGAGTGAGAGGGTGTCAACTATTTTATTTCAATTCTTCCATAATCGCATCAATCTCAAGCTCAACTTTCTTATCTGCACTCAACAGTTGATGAAGTTTAGATTCCAATGCTTTAAGTTTATTCTCTTCCTCTTTCTGGATGATGACATTTAGCTTGGCTTTGATATCTGTAATCCAATCCATCACATTGTATCCTGAAATATTAAATTCTTTCAGCAATCCCAATTCACAAGCTGACACTGCGTATGAATTTAGTTTGACGACAATACCAATCAATTGTTCACGATTCAATACATTCAAATTGTGTCGAATTCCATCAAGTTCAATTGAACAATTTGTAATCGGTGAAAACTTAACTGCTTTGGCTGCCAACTTCTTCTTCTCAGCCACCTGTTTCTTTAGTTCCATTACTCGCGTGTCGTTTGTGCTCATTTTTTAACCTCCTCATAAAATTTGCCATTGGCAAGATATCTACGAACCTTGAATGGTTTGTATTTGTTGTAAGCTTCTTCGTAAGTAAACTCTTCATATTGTGTATTACCATAGTAACCAGTCCGTGGAATTTGTCTTTTTATACAATCTGTTTCTGGATACAATTGTATGGAGTTGTAATCTGAACTATTATACCTACTTGAGCCTTCTGGATGACTTGTGAGAAAATATCTATTCCATCTACATGCTTTGCAAATCAAGATAAACTCATCGAATGTCATAGGAATGAATTCATCTTTTGAAACATCGTAAGGAGAATAAGATGTTTTACCTTCCAATTGCTCCATTAACTCAGCATAATTCTCAATACAGTTTTCATCAATTACACTTATGATTCTACCACTAATGGATTTCATTTGAGTAAAATCCATATATTTAGTTTTATCATATCTAACATTTTCTTGTGCAAAGAAATAATGTTTCCCTTTATTCGTTTTATAGTAGTGGTAGTGGTAATCGAATCTGCCCATATAAATCAATTCTTCATTTTGCTTAGTTTTATATTTTGCTCCAAGAATTAATTCTTTGGATTTAATATAATTTTTCTCATGGACTATATCATTGAATTCTTTCATTTCAATGTAATCAGGTGATTCACATGGGATTAGAATCAAATCTTTACCATCCCATCCGTATATGAATTCACCCTCTAACCCTTTGCCTTTTGTTGAAGTAGCGTTCTCGAGGATGTAAAGTAGATTAGGAATGGTTATCTCGAATTCAAAACCTCGACTGTCGAAAACTCTGCAATAGGTCTGACGATGATTCCAACCTGTGGAATATCCACCTGCCTTTTTATTCAATACAAAATTACTTGTTGGAACGTTATCAAACTCTTCATTTGGAATTTTAGAATCTCTCCAAGATTGCCATGATGTTTCTTTTCGTAGTTTATTGTTGGCATCCCAATAAATAATGTAAGCAAGTTTTTGAGTGTAAGTGTCACTACGATTTTGAAATCCTACGTTAATTCTGGTTGGTATAAAAATATTACTTTTCATTATTACTCCTTTCGTAATTTAGATTGTGTTGTCAATAGGTGTGAGGGAATTATTTTATGATATATTTTATGATATATTTGAGGTGGTTTGTGGAAGTTTGGTGTGGGTTAGGACTTGTCCTTGGAGATTGGATTCGATGAAAGTTATCAATCCATCATCAAGAGATGTGTAGGTTAATTTAAACACTTTATTGTAAGGGTCATAATATTTAAGTCCGTTCTTACAAATATCATCAACGTTCTCACATAACGCTTTAATTCTAATTTTTACAGATTCATCATGAGATGTTTGTACTGGTAAATTTGTGTGTTTGCCTTTGATAATAATGAAAGGTACGAATGAAATTTTATCTTTTCTTGGATAAATACGAACACCTTCAACCTTATCTCTTACTCTACCAATTTCAGAATTATACATGTCTATAAGTTCTAAATGTTTGTCATATTTAGTGGTATTGTAAACAGAGTGATTTATCATATCTGAATACAACCACTTTACAAACATATAACAATCGTTATTTCCCGATATTTTTAACGCACTACAATTTTAATTTTTCTTATAGCTAATAGAAGAGCCTACATTTAATTCTGATTTCAAGAAATTTTTGATTTGGAACAAAGTGTCTCTACAAGGATGAGTATATGCTATTCCGGTTCTAAATCGTAAACCACCTTTACCATCATCTCCATAGAAACATGTAATACTACCGTCTGTATCTAAGAATCCAAGTAAAAATGCTTTCATATATTCTTCTGGAATGTTTTTATACACTCTATTTGGTTTAAATTCCAATAATCCATATTTCTCAAAGGTTGGAGTGAAATAGCTTGATAAATTTATTCTATGAGACTCAATAACAGATACAATTTCAGGACGAGTATTGTTCACTGGTATACGACTTGCTATCGAATGATTTGGTTGTAGCATATTGTTAAAAAATTCTATGATATACTTTTCTGTACTCCCAACTGTCATTCTTCTTTTACTTTCTTCACACGAACCATCGCCAAGAAGATATCCAATTAGATATGCCTCATCGTGATTTGATATTTCGGTAAAATCTTTAACCGTATATGTTTTATTATTTTCCATTTTAACATTTATAAATGTCATACAATCTCCTTTTATAATACCCTAAAAGATAACCATTTGGCTACCCTTTAGGATTAGTTTATTTACTTAACTGGACAACTTCCGCCGACACAATCTGATTCAATAATTTCAAACTCTTCACCTTTTTCATACTTTTGCAAAACTTCTTGTTTAAATTTAGGAGTGATTTTCAACATTGCATCATATTCCTCTTGTGTGAGAGATTCATATGGAAGCAACTCATACATCGAATCTGTTAGAGGCAAGAAACTCAGTCCAATAATGGAGTCCCAGTTTTCCCAAACCCATTCCTCCACCGCTTCCCACTCGTCATCACGAACTGTCACCGTACAGCTCACATTATGATTCGAGTATTCATCCATAAACATCTTATAATTTTCAAGTTGTTCGATTGCCGTAACCTCATACTTTGTCTTGCCTTTAGGACTTCTCATAGGAAATTCAAATACAATGGTTGTGGCATTTTCTTTTGTTTGACCAACCTCTGGATTCCATCTGAATCCCATCTCCTTCATAGCTTCAGCAAGAGGGTCGTTTACAGAAATTCGGATGCGCCTAGTGTATAATTCACTATGTTGGTAGTGTATACCTGACGACACTCCTGCGAGTAGACTAATTGTGCCAGATGGTTTATTGGTGCAATGCAATACCGGAGGGTTTAACCCAAGTTCTTTTGCGTATCTTTCAGATTCATCAATTGTAATTTTTCTAAGTTTATTAAGAATTGCACGTTGATTGCCATCGGTGAGTTTTAATTCGTTTACAAAATCCTGCCATCCTGTAATAGAACAGCCAATCAATCTATCACGTTTATTAATCAAGTCCCAACTATGCAATTCAAAATCTACCATAGTCATACGATAACCCATACGAGCAGAAAGTCTTTGAGCTTCATATAGTCCATCTTCATCTAAAATTCCATCTTTAACAAACATAATAGGAACAATCTCAGTTAAATTACACATGCCACGACTATCCAACAAAATTTCAGTGCAAGCATTTACGCCTTTGAAGTTAGGTCTTCTTTTAATAGCGTGTTCTGCGTTGACCCAAGCTGGTTCTCCTGAGTATCGCATAGTCTTCATTTGCCAATTCAATTTCTCTCTTGTGGGTTTTGCATAATACATAATGGAATTATTACTCATTTGGCGATGAATAATTTCTTCATTGATAATCCATTTTCCATTTTCCAACTTGTATAAGTTGGTTTTTGCATTAGTCACATCTTCATCATCTTCGTCAAACAATATGACCTCTGCCGTTCTGCGTACACCTCCGCTTACAACATTCTCGCCTAATATATTTGCAATATCCATAGCATCAATTGGTTGTAGTTTTGTTTTATTTCCAAACTTACCTTTTGATTGTTTGAATACCATTGAAATCTTATTTAGCATCTTTCTCATACTTTCGTGACCAGATGAGTATCCGCCGAAAGTTTTTAAAATTTGCCCCTTCTCACGAATATTATCATAGTCAATAAGGATTGTGTCAATGTTGCTATATATATTCCGTGAATGGATTTCAATAAAGAATCTTAAAGCTTCCACCCAGCCTTCTTTGCTGTCTGAGATTGTAATTGTTGCGATGTTATTTTGGAATGTAAGTTCAGTATTTTCTTTGCGTTTACCTTTTGGAATAGGTGTGTAGTAAGCATCAATAATTTCGATATCATTTCTAACAGGTGGTAGTTTTTCTACGTCTGTTTTCCCAATTCTAAATCCTTTACCTGCACCAATCAACAAAAGATAGAATGCTTCATGGTATGCTTCAAGCTCATCCAATACAATGAATGCACAATTAAAGTTTGACATAGGATATTTTCTACTTACTTCTGTATTCGCAACCCACAGACTTCTTCCTGATGGAAATTGTCTGAGGTTGTAAATATTATCAAACAATTTTTCGGCTTCAACAATAGATGTATTTGGAGCTAAACCACAATTGTACTCTACAACCCTAGCTACAGTCTCCCACCACATTTCTCTGCGTTTGAGTTCTGGTAAAAAACGACTATATGTTCTCACATAAGTAAATTCACTCATTGCTGTGGGGAATGGATTAGGTTTGTGTTTATACTTTGAAATGAAATCCTTAGATAGAAATTTATATGGAGATTTCAAACTGCGTTCATCATTTTTCTTGTCACGATATTTAATATAAGCACGAGCAACCTTAAAATGCCCCATATTAGCTAAAGCTTCTTCAATGCAATCTTGTAGAACTTCTATCCCAATTGGAACACTTTCACTTTCCTCATCAAACAACATCAAAACTTCATCTTCCACATCTTCCGCAATTTCTCTTGCTTGTTCTTCTGTAAACTCAAATTCCATCAAAGCTTTCATCACAGCGTAAACGATTTTATCTCCTGAATATTCAACTACTTCACCCGAACGTTTAATTACCTGCATAACACCCTAACCCTTTCTCAATTAAATCCCAACGTCCTACTCCATTGTTTCCTTGCTTAGCTCATCAATATTATTTTTCAAATAGTCTGTAACCTTTTGATATCCTTTGGTGTTATTACTTTCATCAAATCCACGAAATTTAACACGAGCAGGATAAGCATTTTTAACTTTACCATCTTCCACATCTAAACAGATAGCCCATCCGAACACATGGAGTGTTTGGTTGATTAACCAAAGTAAGCCACAGTTTCTAAATTCGTCCCAAGTCTTTTCAGTGACCATTATTTCCCCTCCATCATCTCAACCAACAACCTAACAGCCTTCTCACAATTAATCCCATTTTTACCCACAAAACAACCATCCAGAATAATAGCCTCAATTTGCTCTCTAAGCAACTTTTTCTCAATCACTTGTCTAATCTTAAACGCTTGCTCATGAGCGCTAAACGGGGTTGTTTCAGCGTAGCCACGGCTGAGTTTAGGTGGAACCATATATTCTGTACTCATCCAATCTCTCCTTTACATTTATCACAAACATATTCCCTGACTTCCCTTTTGCCACCACATCTCTCGCAAGTATAACTTGCTTTAATTTCGGCAGCTCGTATACAGTTATCAACGACACGATTAATTATATCATTTTCTGAAAGTGTGTGATAAAATCTCAAATTATTAAATTTACTTTTTACTTGGATACAAATAATTTGACAATAGGTAGGAAGTGATTTGTTAATTACCTCAATTTCCTCACATAAATACCAAATCAAGTCATACCAACCTTGAGGACATTCATATAAATTTTTGTTAAGGATATTTGGAAATCTAATGTTTAATTCGTCGTATGTTTTCATTGTTGTGTCTCCTTGGATGGGATAGTTTTATAATATCATGTTGAGTGGTTGGTTGTCAATGGAGACTGGTTATTTAATCATTTCAAGAAATTCATTTTCCGTGATGATTTTAACTCCAAGTTGATTTGCCTTGACACTTTTAGAACTTTGCGATGGATTATTACAAATCAAATAATCAGTTGTCTTGCTAACTCCACTTCCAATCTTTCCACCCAATGAAACAATTTTACTTTCTAACTCTTTGCGATTCTTAAAATGTTCAACATCACCTGTAATTACAAAAGTTTTATCATTGAGGATGTCAGATTCGGTTTGTTGTTTGGGTTGAGTCATTACAAGGTCAACACAAAGCAATGCGATAGTTTTCTCCATTGATTCATTCCAATGGACATATTCATTCAGTGAATTACCTGCCGAATCTCCAATCAAATGATAATAGGTGTATTTATCGCTACTTAGAAGATTGTCTATATTTTCAAAATACTCTGCCAATTTCCTACTTGCAGTCTTTCCAATCTGAGGAATGGACAAACCATATAACACTCTATCTAATGGTTGGGTCTTGGACTTTTCAATTTCAGCAATCAAACTGTCAACTTTCTTTTTACCAAATCCATCAAGTTTATAAAGTGTTTCTCGATTATTTGGAATATTATAAATATCAGATACACTTGATAATACACTCAATCCATTCTTCAATTTAATCTCCATAATCTTCTTGATACTTTCTTCACTAAATCCTTGAATATCCATTGCATTACGACTACAGAAGTGAACCAACCTACCAAGGACTTGTTTCTCACATTGATAATTTGTGCAGAATTGATGTACTCCTTGATGAACTAATGTTGAGCCACAGAATGGACAATTCAATACTTTTTCAAATGTGCCTGAACAGGTTTCGTTGTCTGTTAGCTGTGGTATAATTTGGTTCTTCTTAGTGACCAAAATTGTATCACCAACTCCCAATTCCAACCCTTTGATATAATCATAGTTATGGACGCTTGCTTTCTCAACCATTGTATTATCAATTTCAACTGGTTCAAATAAAGCAGTATAAGATAGCTGTCCAGATTTTCCTACGTCTACAAGGATATCAAGTAGAGTCGTTGTGACTGATTCATCAAAAAACTTATACGCGATTGCATTATTAAAGTGATGTGAAGTTTTTCCTAATGACAATCCATAGCCAATATCATTATGAGCAAGAACCAATCCATCTGTATCATATGATAAGCCACCCCTATTATTCGTCATACGTTCAACTTCTTGTGCAAGATTATCTTTTGTAACCAATACATGTTCAACAACATTAAATCCTTCTTTTGCTAACTCATTCAATTCTTCCATCTTGGTATCAAACTCACATTCAAGAGTTCCAAATGCAATAAATCTAATTTCTCTATCTGCTACAATTTTAGAATCTAACATACTTGAAGTAGCATTAGCAAGATTTCTTGCGTTTGCATATTTATCATCATCTTGAAGGCGAGAGTTTATTTCTCCCAATTTCTCACGGTACATCATTCCTTCGCCAACAACTTGAATGTGGCTGAATGATTTTACTTCTTTGGGAATCCCAATAATACTAATTGCATTGTGCGTAATATCCTGCCCTTCATTGGTTGCAGAACTCCCTCTGGTTGCAAGATATTTTAATCTCACATCGTAATTAGCAATCTGTGTGCCACCGTCTAATTTACGCATTAGAACACCTTCTCGATTGCCCAACCATTTAATTAAATCATCAATTGATTTAGTTTTTCCAAGTGATAGTAATGGAGTTGAATGTTTAATCTTAGGAAGATTGCTCGCTACAGTATATCCTGCGTGTTGCGTTGGAGAGTTTGAATAGATAATACCAGTTTCTTGTTCGAGTTTAACAAGTCGGTCAAAATCTGAGTCCCACTCACTGTCACTCATGAGTGAATGACCAGTATTGTAATAACTTCGTGATGCATCGTTTAAAGATTCGATTAAATTTTTAATGACGGTTTCTTTCGTATGCATTTCAATTCCTCCTTATAATAAAATAATATGAGCCTACTCGAAGTTTTATTCCCTCGTAAGCCCATATTATCATAGTTGCATATGTGGTGTCAAGTGATTTGGTGGATTAATTTCGCAATATCATAAGAATAATTTACCTTCTTCAATTTCTGCTCAATCAACACGCCACCATGTTCAATAATATCATTTTCATTTATGGATTTCTTAGTCGTTGATTTATAAAACTTGTAAAAATCCACAATGTTCAACCAATACGTTTTTTCAATCTCCGCAAAGTTAAACATGAATCCAGCTTTAACACCAGTGGTTTGTGATGCTTTGAGTAGACCATTGATTTGTGAGATTTTAATATTCTTACCAGATTGACCTTTTTCAGTTTGAAAGCTGAAGGCTGTGGATTTGGATGATTTGAGTTCGAGGGGATAAAAGATTCCATTTGTGAAGAAGAAACAATCATAATCGTTTGTAATTGAAAAACGAAGTCCGTTTCCTTCTGTATCTCCGAAGCTTGAAGCAGGGTCGCGCAATCTGTAGTAGTAGCAGTCTGGTACGGATTCTATTGATTTTTTAATTGCGAGTTCAAAAATTTTGCCCGAATTCATTGCCATTTATTTAACCTCTCCATTCTTTAATAGCTCTCTCAAGAAATAATAAAAGTATGCATAGATATAGACTGGGAAAGCTTCGTCACTTACAAATTTAAAAGCCACATCATATCTATGTTCAAAACTCATAATGCTGGCTATAAAAGATTTTCTATCGTATTGAGCCTTATATTTACCCTGAAAAAGATTATCCCATGTATCTGCAATAGCTATAGTCATCTTCCCATTAAACATAGCCAACTCTTCTTCAAAACGGGCACGATTTTTTGTCATATTTTGAGAAATTTCATCAAGACTATTTTTACGTTCCACGACAATATCTTTATCAAAATACAAATCACTCATAATTCCATATTCAGGCATTGCCTCAAGGTAGAAACTATAATCACCTTGAGACAATGTAATATCTTTATATTTGCAACGACTTTTATGGTCACACCATTCTTTAACATGAGTAGATTTCTCACGTTTATCAATCAATATTATAATACTACCGCATATTTTCTTGATTTCGTCATCTGTAAACTTTCTGTATTTAATCATTAATCCTCCATTATTTGCGAATAACTTCCCATTTTTTCAGAATCAATTCTACTTCATCAATATTAACCCATTGACCATCAATTTTGCGCTTACGTTTTTCTTCAGCAATTTCATTTGTAACAATGATATCGCCAACTACAAATTCATTATTATCAAAAGCTTTACCTCTGACTTTAATTTTTTCTGTACCACCTTTAGCGAGTCGGTGTAATGTGATGAATTTGTTGCTAAAGGATTGTTCAATGATAGTCACAATTGCATATGAGTCTGGAAGCTCTGATACGAGAGTTTGTGCATAACCGAGATATTCAAGTTCGTGTTGGACTTTTTGTTGTACGCCAATATCTTTGTCGGGAATAGTTTCTGAAATAGATTTGATGATGCTCGTTGTGTCAACTAATTTGTATTGCTTCTCAGTTTGTGTTGAAAATTGCTCTATTATTGATTTGTATTCAGGATTAATTTTTTCTTTTGACATTTGTTTCTTGCCATAAAACGTATTAAACACTTCTACGGTTTTTAACAACTTTTTTGCTTTACCAAATTCATCGAAGAATCCAAGCAATATTAAAATTTCAAGTTGTCTTGAATTTACAGAGCAACCTTTGATATCTACCAATAGCTCTGCAAAAGATTCATATTGATTATCTTTTAGTGAATACAACTCTTGTGCAATCAATTCGTTTAGATGTTTAATGCTACTCATACCTTTGTAAATTGTGTTTGTTTCTTTGTTGATAGAGTAATCAGCTTCGGAGTGCCTAAATTTTATGGACTCAACCTTAATATCAGTAAACCCATTTATAAACTCAAAAACCCTCGTTGTTTTATCTTGATTGCTTTTGCATACATTTAGTGCAGTAGCAACAAATTCAAGTGTATAATAATGTCTCAAATAAGCACACATCAAGCCTATGGCGGAATATGGTACAGAATGGTTTGATGAAAACAAATATGAGCTGGCATCTTCAATTACTTGAATAAATGATTTTACAATTTCTTCCGCTTCTGATTTAGACGTATTGTATTGTTCTTGCATTGTTTTTACAAATCCATCAATAATCCGTGGCATAAACTCTTCTGTTCCGGTCTTTTTTGCAAAACCTCTTCTAACAATATCCGCCTCGCCCATTGTAAAACCACAGAATTTATTTAGGAATTCAATGATTTGTTCCTGAAAAACTAATCTACCTAATGTTGGAGATAAAAATTTATCTAATGCTTCATGACCATTTTCGTAAAACTCACCTTTTGCCAAAGAATATCTGTAACTTTCTCCAGCCGGACGTATCGCTCCGTTGCCGATAGATAATAAATCTACCAATTTCACATTTGGATTAAGTTGTTTGATTTTTTCAATGGTTCCTTTTGAAAACAATTGCTTATAATACGCATACGCAGAATCAGATTCCCACTGGAATATTTGAATACTACTTTTCATTATTTCATCATATAAGCTTTGGTCTTCCATATCAAAATTATCCATTGTTAATCTTGGGATTCCTGCGAGGGCACAAGTTTTATTAATTACCTCAATATTGTCCAATCCAAGGATATCAAGTTTTACAAAATTTAATCCGTCCACTTCTTTCATGTTGACTTGTGCTACTGGATAATCACACGTAGAAAGAGTAAATGTTCCAAGTATATCATCTAATGGCATTGGGGAAACGATTGTTGCTGATGGGTGGGTTCCAATTGACACAACAACCCCGATAAGCAAATCAACGTATTCAAAGATTTCGGGATACTCATTTCTCCATTTATCTTCCTGCGTTTCTATTGTAGAACACATTTCACCTACAGTTCCTAAATCAATATTAAATGTTCTGCACACATCTCTTATTGCCCCTTTGATTGCTATGGTATTAAACGTTACAATCTCCGCACAGTATAATCCATGTTTATTATAAACATATTGCTTAACCCAATCCCGTTGTGATGGAGGCCAATCCGTATCCACATCAGCCAAGCTAATTTTATTAGGTGAAAAGAGCCTTTCAAAGTTCATATTAAACTTTAAACTGTCAACGTCCGTAATGTTTAATAGATATGCGTTAAGTGACCCCGAAATACTTCCACGAGAGGGGCCGGGGAATATCCCCTCTTTTCTACCCGCAGATTTAATATCCTCTTCAAGCAACATATAATCTATTACACCAAGTTTTTTCATAACGCCAAATTCATAGTTTAGACGATTTTTATAATCTTCTGTGTTTGGATATTTATCAATTCCTCTTTCATAAAATCCCTCTAATACTTTAGCTTTAAATACTTTATTTGGATTTTTATATAACTTAGGATATTTATACGACCTATCCAATGAAAATGATTCAATTGATTCTGCGATAACATTTGTGTTCTGGATTGCCTCAATTACAACATCCATTGGCAAGGAGTTTTGATTTGTAAATGCTTTAACTAATTCATCGTAGGTCTTAAATGATAAATCCCACCCTGCTTCATTTTCAAATAGAATTGATTTTGATTTCTGCAAAACATCTCTTCCTTTTAGATGCTTTGCGTTTAATGCGTGAGTATCTGTACAGGCCACCAATGGAATTCCAGTTTGCCTATGGACTTCATAAAGTTTCTGGTTATAAAGAATTTGTGAATCAACTTTGTGGTGCTGTATCTCTAAATAACAGCGATGTTTATTTTTTTTCATAAATTCAATAAAGTCTCTTTCTAATTCAGCGTCTTCTGAGTTTAAGATTCCGCCCAAACATGCCGTTGAAATTATGACGTTATCACTAAATGATTTTAACTCCTCATACGTGATACGAGGTGCAAAGTAAAAATGACCATCTTTTCTATTACATGCTAAATCTGCTGAAAAAGCTGTGTTTAATTCTTTTACAGCGTCCCAGTTCTTAGCAATGAGCAGAACGTGATAGTTATCTCTCTTTTTTTCTTCTGTGGATAAAGTCACGTAGCCTTCAATTGCGTGGATGTACTTTATGCCAACTTCATCACAATATTGTTTTTTATTTACCCACGAAAGAAAGTTACCGTGTTCGCTAAAGGCAATTGATGTCATGCCCGATTCTTTCGCCAATTTGATGTAATCCTTGTAATGTGTAACTGAATCAATTGTTGTAAATGCATTGCTCAACATGGAGTGAAGATGCAATACTGTGTAGTTTTTCATGCGTTCATCTCCAATCCATATTTTTCAAACAAGTGTTTTTGCGGCGACATATCTCCGTACAATTCTAACTCAGTTTTTAATCTCGCTACAACTGCATCATCAAAATCTTTAAATGTGCCTAAGTTTAATCTCTTTTTATCATGCACAATATAAGCCTTATATCTACTTTCTAATTTGACCCAAGACACACCAACTACGCCAGATGTATTACTTTTCTTTTTGTTTAAATTTTTCATATTTTCAGAGTGTGAAACTATTCGTAGATTTATTTTTCTATTATCCCACGGTTGACGATTGATGTGGTCAACATCGTCTAATTTATCTCCAAACCTTCCAAGAATTAAACTGTGTAATAAAATGTATTTATTTTTGCCATCAACTACATCGTATCTCGTTCTTAAATATCCGTCTTTATGTTTGTGCCATGTGTATGGTTTGATTATATCATAATCTTCTTCATCTATAAAATATTCGTAACCACACATTGTTTTCATTGTTATATATCCATCTGTATACAGTGGCTCACAAAATGACCTTTTGGTGTGCATACATTTAAAACAAACATTGGATACATTATAAACCAAAGAATGTTCTCCTACTATATTTTCGTATCCACAATCGCAAACGGTTTTCCATACACTGGTTTCTGAATTCGATTTTTTATACATCCCAATAAATTCAATTACCGTCTTTGAGCCTATCTTGCATCCAATAAAATTCTTAAATCCATCAGACAGAATGTTTGATGTCTTATTGCTTTCGTCATATACCTTTTTCATTTTTCCTCCATTATTCCACCATCTCACTCAAATACTTTTTATAATATGGACACTTATGACTATGATTGCACAATTGACCGCAATAAAAAGATGTTGATTTATCAATAACAACCGGACTCCAATCTGATTCATCGGTATTCTTTGCATTAATTGCATTAACTGTATCTACAATATATTGTTTAGTTTCTGCAATTGCTTCATCTGTCAACTCATATTCAATAATACAATCATGCATTGTAAAAGCGTCTTGAACGACCTGTGGTAGTCCTGAGATGCTATTTTCTGCAATTGCCTTATCAATCATCATATCAATCTCAAAGTCGTCATATGAGTCAGGAAATTGATTTTTAATAGGCTTCTCCATTTTAGCAACCCATTTACCTCTGTTGCATAATGTGCGTTTTACTTTTTTATTCTTCTGTACAAAATCCACATACATATATTTCAACATCATCCATGCTACCTTGCGAGGGATATAACCTTCAGATTGTTTTGCTAATGCATATACTACAAGTTGTCTTCCTGCATGATGAAGCTTTTCGCCTTTAAATTCGCTACTCGTTTTCCAGTCAAATACATCTGCGTATTCACCGTCATAGAAAGTTGCGTCACTGAATCCATATATCCACAATCCCGGCTCAACTTCAAATAGAATTTCTTCCTCTGTTTTTAACTCCATATCCATTTTTTTATATGTCTCAGCAAAATGTTTAATATCGGCAATCCATGAATCTGCAATCTTCTGGTTAGGAAAATCAAAGCCCAAAATATCTGCTTCCATCAACCCATCTTCTATGACCGACTTCAAACATGATTCATCTTTTTCTCCATTATAAATTGACTCAAGGGCATCATGTAATTTATTCCCCATCATAGAATAAATGTTTGGTCGCCCTCTATCTTTTGGTTCTTGCACATAAGTTTTATAATATGAATACTGGCAAGTATCAAATGCATTGAGCCTACTGATTGAGTATAATGGGATTTTCTTATCCCGTAATTCTTTAACCTTTTCTTTAATTTTCATACCTTCTCCTTATAACCAAACTATGTGGTTGTTGTATAATTCTTTAAACGCCATTTTGCCTAAATCTGTTGGAGCCATTTTGCTTCCACTTTTTAGAATTTCATTATATCTATCAAATATATATCCTACTTGATATTGTTGAAATACATTTTGAGCTTGTAATTTTTCTGCCTCTGAACGAATTTTATCTTCAGTTAAACCTTCGTCAAACATGAGAATATATTTTTCAGCGTTTAATGATTTTAAATATCTTTGATGATATGAACTAATATTGCTACCACCAACAGATGCTCCAGTTTTATAACCCATACTATCAAGTTGTTGTGGAAGTTTTTCACTCTCGCCTATCATACAAATTTTCTTATTTTGTATATCAGAATAATTTAAACTATATCCATATATTGCTTTGCTTTTTGCAAATGGAATTATGGGCAACCATTTACTGATATCTGCATCAGGAAACTGTGTATTTATTCTGCCCATGACTCCGACAATTTCTTCATTATGATTATACCAAGGCACACTCACTCTCATTGTGGTGGAATCATATCCTACATTGTATTTAATTTGTGTATCAATTGATATACCATCTCTCAAGAATAACATATTCGGAGACATTTTAAAATCATTCATAATTTCATCTGGATAAGTTTGTAAATCAATATCTTTAATTGAATTCTTAGATTGTATCTTTTTATAATATGCCCCGAATGGAAGATATCTTTCTATGGGAACAAGAGCATCATCAGACAATCCTAACGTTGAGTACATATATTTTAATACATTTCTGAATGATGTGTTTAATTTATTTTGAATCAGTGAAATTATATCGCCAGATAATCCGGTAGAAAAACATGTGAATGGAATATTTTCTGAGCCATATTTTATAACTACACTTGTTGGATTTCTGTCATAGTCTCGACTGCATCTAATTTCTTGTCGTGATGAATTCCTTTTTATATTACAGAAATCAACAGAATGTAGTAATTGCTCTATTTTATCCGGTTCATCTTTTAAATATTCCTTTAGAGCAATTACATCCATTAGTCACCTCTATTTGCTAAAAGCCCTATCATGATAAGGATTGCAAAATCCAATTTCAGTCCATTTATTCCACTGACCATCAAACTTGAATACCAAGGCTTGATTCGCCTCATCATTGCGAGTCTTTGTGTGAAAGAAAAGTTTATACTTCTTATTGCGGTCAAGTTCCACTATTTCACGAACATTTGTATATTTGCCATGTTCATCTCTTTTTAGATTATGTGGTTTGATATCATATTTATCACCATCAAATTCATCTTCCCATACATCCCTGAACATGATAATTTCAGAAAATACTTCTGCAATTTGTTTACCATTAGCAAGACATTGTAAATCAAGAAATCTCTTATTCATCATATGCAATGCTAATTGTAGTGTGACAATGCAAGCAACATTTTCCTTTGATACGGCTTGAAATAACTTCTTTGAATCAGATAGCAAACTTTCCCATGCCGATTTATTATTATCTTCTGCGAGTTTCATTGTATCATAGATTACCAAGTCAAGTCCAAGTTTACTTTGTTTTTTTATAACCTTTGTGGTCTTTTCAATATTATAATCAAATGTCTTGACAAACTTCAACTTCGGCTTATACTCTCTATTGATAATTTCTTGTGCTTCTTTGATTTTAACTATATCCTCATCCGTGAATGTGCCAGTTTTTAGTTTCTTGCGTGTGAGATTATAATAATCCAACCGTCTTACTAATACATGAATGAGCAGAAGCAGTTTATAAACCTTATTCTGTTGCTCGTTGGATATAATCATGACATTGCCACCAGATTCTACTATGGGAATAGCATACACATCCATTATAACAGACGATTTACCTCCATTGGTATAAGAACATACAGCAGTAATATCTGCACGAGGAACGCCCAATGTGAGCCTATTCAAACGTGGAGCATATTTACCATATCCAATACCCATCTCTTCACCACGTTTACATGATTCCAGAAATTCATCATCAATTCCTAAATCTTCAATTTCAACGTCCATTGTTTTAGCAATGATAGAGTCATTCAGAATGTATTCATAATAATCAAATACTTCCTGTGTGGTCATTTTGTTGAATTTATCCATATTACTGATAACATTAAATCCCTTATCATGCAATGTTAGTAGAAAATTGTTCTTAGATAAATTATCATAATATGCATCTGCATTAGTGGCATCAACAATTGAAATCATTTCATTAATTGAATTCCAACCACCTCTGCGTTCATAACCATTTTTTAATACCGGATTAGAAACCGTAAAAGCCGCAATACTTGCATCATCAAATGAGCGATACCCATTCTTAAATAATTCCATCCCCAATGAATAGTAAAATATTCCATCTTCTGTGAGGAATGTTTTATTTGCCACTACATCTGTATAATCTCCATATTTTTCTGGGTCTGAGAATAGACATGCTATAAAATTACCTTCCATGATATTCCTATTTGATACAAGTTCACTTGGATATAAATCTAATGTTTTCATTAATCCTCCAGAAAAATTGATATATCTTTGCGTTGATTTGTTGCTGTAGATTTTATATTTGCATTGATTATGTCTAATTCCACATAATTCCCATCGGTTGATTTGGGTTCAATTATTTTCACAGTTGATATGTTATTTTTGATTATGGCTATTATATAGGAAGTTTTTTGAAATATATTATTAAACTCTTTTGTGTTAGCATAATCAAAACTTGCTTTATTTTGGCGTATACATTCATATATTAAATTTTCTGGATACTCTAAGGATTTTAGTTTTGAAATAAACATAGGTGGGACAATCCCATTATCAAATATCATCTCAGAAACTAAATTGATTAAGTGGCTTTTAGATTCCTTATCCTTTTTCCATTCATTATACACGGACTCATCTTTAAAATACTTACTTAGTTTTCCAACTTGCCCTTTAAAGAAGATATCATTTGTACCAGATTCACCCGTTATATAACACTTAACTTTTCGTGCCATTATTACACCCCTTTGTTAAAAAGAAAAGGGGCAATTAAGCCCCTATCACTATTCTTTTAGAACTGCTACGATTGCTGACAATCCCTCTGTGCTTAGTTCTGTTGCATTTTTGAAGTTTTTAATTCCGTGTTTAGCCATGATTGCTTTAATTCGTTCCTTTGCATCTTCTTCAGCGTTTGGAAACTTTTGTTGAATAAATGTAACCATTTCTTCATTTTTTCCATCTTCTGATTCTGCTACGGTTTCTGCAATAGAAGCTTCTTTCGCAAGTTCGGCTTTTTCTTTTGCATCTTGCGCTTTCTTTTTATCAAACTCTTTGTCAGAAAAATCTTTGCCCAGTGAATTTTTAATACCTTCTTCAACCGCTTTGAAATAATTCATTGCTCCGTATTCAACACGATTTGGGATATTATCAAAACGTGAACCTGCATCAATAAATCCATCTGAACGGAAATACATATAACGTTCTGTATCTTTAAGCATACTTTCTTCAATAACTTTTTCAGTTACGATATTACACACAACGTCTGCTTTATAAGCAAATACGTTATAGTAATCAGCAGAAAGGTTAGATGTGATAATGCTATACGGGTCGCCATCAGTCTTTTGTTTAATCTCACGGAACTTGTTATGACCAATCATAAAGAGTCCAGATTTTACACGTTTAAGTCGAGTAAGTTGTTCAGTAAGGAGCATAGATAGACGCTCTCGCCCTTTACCATATCCTCCAAAAGCCTCGTTAATTGACTTGCAATCCGTTTGTTTTTCAACTTTATGCATTCTGATAACTTCTTTGATTGCCATATTCACAAGTTCATCAATAGTATCAATGGCAATCATTTTAAATTCATTGTCATCAGGATTTTTAACAAGCTCATCAACAATCGCTACAAACTCTTTCCATGTCATAGGATTTTCATAAACCAAACCATCAATTGCATGGAATCCATCTTCATCTCCCAATGAAATCAGCAGAAGTTTGTCAATGTCTCCATAAACGTCTTTTGCAAGATTTGCCATTAGAGTTGATTTACCAATTTTCCGTTCTCCAATAATAAGATGACAATAATTCTCAAGATTCACCTTAACAGTATTCTTTTTTCCCAGTGCCATTGTTTACCTCCATAGGTTTAAGTGAGTGTCTATTAAAACAAATCCTCATCATCGTCATCCATTTCAAACAATTGAACTCCAGTTTCTTCTTTCACTTGTGTTACAGTTTTAGTTTCAGATGTTGTATAAATTTGTGCTCTGAATTCTTCTTCTGACAATCCGCTATCAACTGCTCCATCTGTGAATGCTCCCTCAATCAGTGGTTTAGAGAGTCGGAATTCAATTTTATTACCACCTACAGGTTTTGTTTTGGGTTTAAAATCTTCAATCTTAGAAATTCCCAATTCAACTTGTTCTCGTTGACTATCTGTAAGCATATCTTCAGTAAATTCCACTTCTTCTGCACCACGGAATGCATTGATTTCCCATGGAATATGGCAGAATGAATCTCCAGAAATCTTGAAGATGTTTTTAAGATAATTCAATCGTTTCACATGGTCGGGATTATTAACATCTACTTTGGATGCATTGATTACAAAATTCATTGGCATAAACTTACTGCCAGTATCTTTGTCAATGTATTGTGAAACATACCCTGCAACATCAATAAGCTTGTCTTCTTCAAATCTATCTTCTGTCATAGAATCTGCGTTGAAGAATACATCTACCGTACATTGGAATCGTGGTTTTTCGTCTTCATTCGCAAGTTTGATAAACTTAGGATTGAATTTCTGATAAGTTTTTCCTCCACCTGATTCAACTTTAAAATCACCGCCAATATAAATCTTCTTGCCTGCGTGCTTTGGAAATTCTTCTTTGAGATACTGAACCATATCATATTCATGTAGAAAAACTTTTTCTTCGCCAAGATTAACTTTTAGAAGCTTAAAATCTGCAACCATGTTAATGATTTTTTGGTCATTGCGGTCTTTCCAAGGAATCTCAAGTTTGGAACCTTTTTTGTCTCCTTCATTTTTACTGAATGAAGAAATCTTGCCTTTGCTATCCACTGTTGAACAACTGAAAATTTCTGCAAATTGACCATTAGATTTGTCAACATTCATGCCAAACTTCATTTTTGTAAGATTCCATTTTCCGTCTTTACTTTTTGATTCTTCAAAGAATTTCATTTTGCTTTCCGCTTTAGGAATAAAAATCTCTCCCACAAAATTAAACTTGTTGTTAAATGCCATAACTTTTAAATCTCCTCTTCATCTCTTCATATTTTATAATACATTACTGCCAACTAAACCCTTACCAAATCCCAACTTCCCAATCATACCACAATCCCAATCCTATTGTCAATCAATCCACAAAAGAATATTATTCCTATTCTTCATCCTCAATCTCAACCAATTCAGCAATTGAAACCAATTCAAATACTCTCGTTTCCAACTCACCACTCAATTGAATGCCCAGTTTCTTTTTAGCACTTGAAGCAAGAATCCCTTCTACTACGATTCCTTGGACTGTTGTTCCACGAATTTGACTACCCTCTTCAATAAACTTTCCATCGACCATAAATCCTTTTGCAAATGTTAGCATTTGTAAATCCTCCATTTTCTCATTTTATATTTTGTATTACATTGAAACCTTTTCAATATCTTTCGTAGCTTTCATAGCTTTCTCATTCAACTCATTAACAGCTTTAGCCAATTCACCAACCGTAATTCCATTCGCTTCAATCTGAAAATTATTAATCGTACTATTAAACCCTGTAGATTTTAATACTCGTGGTTCAACTGAGCAATCAATATTAACACACGGAACGAATGTTAGTGCTTCAGCAACTGCATAACTACCGTCTGGGTTGCGTTGTTGGGTCGTAACTTGAACAAGACAATCATTTCCTACGTTACACACTTTACTCGATTTCATCCAGCCTTGACTCTGTGAGGATGCTTTACATAGAAGTTTAAAAGTATCGCCATCACCATACACAACCAAATCTGAAATATTTGCTTTAGCACCTTTAACTTCGGTAATTCCCAAATCTTTATCTGTCATATTATTCTCCAATCTTTTCAATTGTACAAGTCATAGGTGAAAAATTCAAATAATCATTTACCAAGCCTTCTGTAAAAGTGTGTCCAAGCAATGTCCTATGAACAGCAAGTAATACTTCATCCAATCTATTATTTGGAATACTTGTAGTTGTTTCAGTTTGAAAATATGATTCTTCGTTTCCATCCATGAAATCTTCAAGTTTGATTGTAACTTTAATCATTTAGTTTAATCTCCTTATCTCACAAACTTCCTATAAGCCAACGTTCCCAATGTTCCAATCAAAGCAATAACTATCACAAATGAAAATATATTTGCCATTCCAGTTAGAAACGGATGTTCATTTACTGGTTGTTGAAATGGAGCAACTTGACCCGTTCCAGTATTCACAATTACAGGTTTCTGATTATAATTTCCAAACAGCATTTGATACATAAGCATATCCTGAAAGAATGAATTATGTTGAACATAATGAACTTCTTTGTGAATCACAGGTGATGTAGTTACAGGTTTTGCAATTGGTTTAGCTACTGTTTTAGTGTCCTGAATTGTAGTTTTAACCACAGGTTTAGCCGTTTGAGTTTTAGTCAGTGTAACTTTTGGTTTACTATATGATGCTGGTTTCGATGAAAATGACTTCGTTGATGTTGAATGATAAGACGAATGATGTGACGATGAACTTCTAGCCATTATTGTTCTCCTTTAATTTTTCGCTATAATAACTGCGCCAACCAACACGATTCCCAAAACAACCAATACTACCAACGTACTAATCCAAATAGGACTCAATACCCATAGCCATGACCATGCAATACAACCAAGTAGTTTAAGAGTTATAAATACAATAGTAAGCAATCCTACAAAACCAATTCCACCTGAACTTGTTGAACTTGATGTTTTAGACATTTTACTCTCCTTTTAATTTAAGTTTTATAATTACCCTACCAACCCATCTTATCATTTCGCCAATCCAGTGTCAACAAATTATCCCATATTCTTTTCAAAACATTTTACACAACACTTCTCTCCACAATTATATTCTCTCAAGTCATCAATATTAACTTGAATTTCACCACATACATCACAAACACCACGCAATATGTGTAATTCTTTTTGACTAAATGTATCAAGTGGATATTTAATACCCCAATCCCTTTCCATTTCCATAAACTCAACTTTATTCGCTTTCGTGTCAATCAAACACCCAACTCCATCAAATGTACAGAATGAGCGAGTTGATTTTTGAGAGTCATCCCACATGTGATTAATGTGCCATCCTGCTTGTTTCATGTCATTGTAGAATTGTTTAGCGTTCATACTGCCTCCCTAATCATATCCGCATAAATCTCAATAGTATTAATCAATTCCTCATCCCACTTAGTAGCAATTGCACCTTTCCAATCCTTATTATAAGGCATAAGTCCATTGTCCATGAATAGAATTCCGTATGGATTATCCTTTAGATTCCGAGAATGGTCATCAACTACCAATCCTGTTAGGAAATCTTTGCCCATAGCAACCACACTATCAGTTTTAACAATCAAATGATAATCATCAAAATATTTATTAAAACCATTTGATTCCAAGAATTTAATTTTATTAATGGCATTATTTGGATGACAGATGCTACAAATTTGAAGCGAATATTTATTTGTTGATTTTAAATAGTCCAATACTTCAAATACTCCGGGTTTAATACTTACATAATTCCAAAAGTCATTGGAATTAAATGCTTCTTCAATCCAAGTTTCATATACATTTAAAACATCCAATCCGTTCCATTGTCGAATCACATCTGGAAGTTCTACTTTAAAATCATGGGAATATTTGCGTCTGATTGCGAGGTTTGAATTAATGATACAATCATCCATGTCAAATGTAATTAAAATTTTACTCACGCTTACCTCCAAGTACCCTATCACAAAATTCAATAGCCACCTTCTTCAAATCAACCAAATCTCCATAATTAATCACGGTGTAAGAAAATTTGTAATCGTCTAAAGCAGTTTCGCTTTCATGTTGTTGCTGTTCAAAAGTCAAATTAGACTCATAATTCGGACGAACAAGACGAACATCAATTACTTTATTACTACCAAAATTAGATTTAGGAAGCTCGCATTCGTTTGGGAATCTTGTATCTGGGACGATGAAATAATCAAATTCATCAAATAGAATTAGAATATCCTTACACATTCGATTTACATGGAAATTAACATCTCTCATTTCATTGCGAATTACATCTGTTCCAATTCGTTGGAGAACTGAACGCCAATAATCTGTTTTTTCTCCGTTCCATCCAAGATACTCTTTACATAATGATTTGATATGTCGTGCAAATGCTGTGATTACTACACGTTGATTTTGAGATTCTAGATATTCTTTGATGTAGTCTGCAAATTGATTTTTCCCACATCCCGCTTTTCCACTAATTAGAATTAGTTTTTTCACTTCCTACCTCCTTCAACACATCGTCTTTATTCAGCCCATATTTATTCAGCAAATATTGTGCAATCAAAACCATATTCTTATCATCTTGTTTCTGTTTCTTTTTGATGCCACGTTTGATTTTATTTTGTTGCTCTTTAAATTCCCATTCTCGGACAGTTTTAAACTCTGCGAAATCGTTGTCTTTAGGAATTGAAGCGCATTGATTTCCTTTTGCGTCTGGAAGTTTTACATACAAAAGTCCTTTGTCATAATCTTCATATAGAACTTCATACATAATTCCAACTTTATAATCTCCGATTTCTTTATTAAAAATTGCTACTGCGACACACATTCCTTTACCTCCATCCCTTCATCAACACCCTCACAACCCTCATTTTGCGCCTCAGACAAACTTTTAACTTCTTCTTGAACTTCCATACCACAATAACTGTATCTACTAAAATTAATACAAAACCATCTGAAATCCATAGGTGTTCGTGTTAGGTTTTCATTTTTATAAATACAATCTTTTTTATCGCATTCATTAATACATCTCGCTAACAAATTTCTTCTCCTTCATCTAATATTTCTTTATCTATTATATTTTACTCCTCCAACAATGTATCTCGTTAGCTTCATTATCGACACTTACTTTATTCCATTCCAATTGAGCTGTTTTAACCAATTTAATCTTGTCTTTGTGATTGGCATATTTAATAACCTTCTCGGGAGATTTGCTATCAAACTTTGTCCCACTTTCAGATATCTGCTGATTAACCGCATCCTCAATATCACTCTTAATTCTTGCGGTATATGTGGCGTTATTGACGCAATTTTCTTGATTCTTACAATTACCTTGTACCTGCCCAATTTCATTCAACAGGGCTTTATTTTGCTTCAAATAATCATACAATGGTTTGATAGAACAGTTCTCATTTTTGAGTGTGCGTCTGGACTGTGACATTTCGCGGATTTCTACATAGAGCTTATAAGCTTTTTGTATATCCAACCTCGACGATTCGAGAAAATGGAGTAGGTCTTGCCGAAGCTTAGTTAATTGCTCAATCTGAGCTTCATTGGATTCATAACGTTTAATTACTTCGCGTAGTTGAGTCGATACTTCTTTACATACAAGTGAACCTTGAATCAATTTTATCCCTCCTATCTTAAACTAAATCCCAAAAATCTCTCAGCTTCTTCCTCAGAATAAAACTTACCACTTTAGCCTTAAAAATCAATTTCATATCCTCAATAGCTTCGGCACAATTTTCATGTGGTCTACCGAGTAAATATTTTGTATTCATGGTCTGTACATATGAAAAATCTTCAGCAATTTCCTGAATCAAACTTGTAATAATCCTATGACCATCTTGATATTCGGTTGTGGTAGGATTATATCTTTCATCGTCATAAATGTTTCCATAAGCAACTTGTCCATCATGAACATCTTGAATCCACCAATTTTCAAGTCTACTCATTATTCATCCTCCATTTTAATTAATTTACAACCCACAGGAATTTTAAAGAAATCAATTCGAATACTTTCATCTGCATTGCATCTCAATGTGTCATAGCAAATTGGACAATCAAAACAAGATGTAATTAATTCATCATGTTCAAATTCAATTTTGTATTTTAATTTCAACACCTCCCACCATAAACATCCTTAAATAACTTCCATCCCATACCATCACAAATCTGAGTATACACTATTTTATACCCACTAGCAATCATTTGCTTCTTAGAAGGCCAATCCTGAAGTTGTAATTTATTCATGCATTCAAGCAGTGAATTAATCCAACCTTCTTCTTGTTCACGTAGCCTTATTCCAGCTTCATCAATTGAGTGATTCATGTTGTTTGGTTGCATTTGTTGTCTCCTAATTTACAATCAGATTCGCACTCTCTGGTTACAATTAATCCGATGGGGTTATTTTAAGAAATCTATACTCTTTTCTTTCAGTCTTGATTCCGCAATATGGATATAGATTTTACTCGTGGCTGGATTGGAGTGTCCTAGGATTTCACCAATTGTAATGATATCTGCTCCATTCATTGCGTATGCGCTGGCGGTTGAGTGTCTACATGTGTGATTGGAAAAATCAGCATGACCAAGTTGCTTGAAGTATTTTTTAGTCGTTTTTGTCAGCGAAGTTCGTCCCAATCGTCCTCCATCTTTATTTGTAAATAACGCCATTTCATTTCTTTTAGCTTTTCTTACTTTTAGATATTCATTAATTGTAGTTTGTGTACTTGCAGGAACTGGTACAGAACGTGGCTTTCCGCCTTTGCCAATTACATGTAAACAACCATTTTTAATTGACATTAAATCAAGTCCAAGTAGTTCATGTGAACGCAACCCACAGTTTAACAACACGGATACAATCGCAGAGTCACGAGCTTTATCTGATGCCAATTCATTCATTTTGCTCATTTCATCTGTGGTGAGATATTTTATTTGTTTCTCTGGTTCTCTGCGAATTCCTAATTCTATTGCTGGATTTTCTTTTATCATCTTTTCAATAACCATGATGTTAAACATGCGAGTGATAGATGCTTTCCTTCTGTTAAATGTACCTGCGGTTTTACATCTGTCTTTCAGGAAATTTTTAATATCTTGTCGTGTAATTTCAAGGGGAGATTTTTTAGTATACTCAAATAAGTAATAAACATCTTGTGTATAAGCTTGTACAGTTGCTTGACTACATTCTTCTTCTTCAAGATATTTAATTAGAATTTGAGCTTCTTTAGGTAATTTATATTCCATAGACATGTTCTCATCTCCTTTATGTATTGTTGACTTGGTATAATTTGATTATATACCAAGTCAACTTGAATTACAAGTGGTTATTTATATTTTCACCACTCTGTCTAAGTCTCCAACATAAAAATTATCAACCTTAAACTTTAATAGCTCTTTAAATTTCAACATTGGGATTTTTTCATTTGGAAATAATACACTCCCATCAGTTAATTTTGAGTGTGTCATCATAATACCCAACTTTGTTTCTGGATATGATTCTGCAAATCTATTATAATCCATAGTTACATTATTTGAAAAATTCTTCAAGTCAAAATATCCATAACGTAGAGTTTCTTGAAATTCATTGGGTTGATTGGTTTCATCGAATAAATCGAATCCTAAATCTTTAGCACAAGATACTTCATGTTGCATATATCCCTTACCATGCCGTGTGTGATAGGTTCTTGTAACATAAATAATTTCAATATCCTTTTCGCCATTAATCTTATTTAACAACATTTCAACATTTTCTGAATTAGTTTTAGAAGCTGTCAAATGAGGCATGAATTCATTTCTATCCCAGTCCAACATTAATCCTTGAGCACCTTCAAATACAAGATTGTTAAACTTGTTCATTATATTAGCTTCATTCACAATATTACAACTATCAAATATTTTCTCCAAATCCATTTTAAAGTTTTGAATCAATTCCTCACCGTATACGTTGTCTAATTTAGATGTGTAATAGTGATTGTGTTGAATTTCTCTTAGCAGAGTTAATAATTCACCTTGTAGATAAGATTGATATAAGTCTTCAATTGTAAAATGTCTGTATTCTTGTCCTCGGATAATGGACTCAAATAGTCCATAACCACAACTGCCATGATTTACACTTGTTAGCTGTCTTTCTCTTTCAATTTTCTCATTCAACATTCTGTCCCAAGGCAAAATAACTTTGCAGTCTAAATCAATATAAAGCAGATTCAACATGTCCGATACATCAACCTTAAATATTTCTGCAAGTTTTTCTGCTTCAATTATGAGATGAATCGGTTCTACTACAAATGTAGATGCAAGCAATGTATATATATGATTTTGTAACATTCCAGCACCAAATGTTTTAAATACATGTCTGATTCCATTTCTTTCTACTGTATGCCCGGCTTGAGCCGTTGAATTATGACGCACCGCCAACCCACTGCCTTTATTTTTTAAATTGCTACACAAATAATCAACCGTAAATCCCTTACCTTCATCTCCATACATACTCCCTATAACAATTTTTATATTTTTCATGATTATCTCCTTTGATTTTGATACAAAATGGCTTGAATACAGTTTTATACTCAAGCCATTTAATACTAAAACCTTACAAGTTTAGAGTCGTTCGTGCTATTGCCTACAACCGTCACACTCTTAACTGAACTTGCAATTTGTTTTGCTTTGTCCGTACCGATAGTTTTAATGATATCCGCTTCATCCATTCCTTTAAGTTTCATACATAGAGCAATCAACACTTCAGGGATGGTATCAACATCCTCAACAAGAATCAATCTATCACCAAGCAAATCTTTCCAATCTTGCTCAACAGCATTTCCATCCCAACCCATTCGAGAAGTCATATGAATATGGAATACTTCATACTTTTTACTTACCATTGAGAAGATGTCTTTTGTTGAAACAGTTTCATCATCTTGCCCAATGACAGATTTAATTTCTGAATTTGTGAGACTACTTGGAAGTCCATCATTTCCAATAGTAATCATAATACCCTTTTTATTTCGTTTCTCCAAAGCATCCGTTACGGTGTGTTTAGAAGCATAATACCACCCAAGAGGATAGCTTTCACTTCCATTTCCGCCGCCGCCTTGCTCAAAATAGATTTCTTTAAGTTGCTCTGCAATTTTAATGTCAGATTCAAATTGAGTTACTTGAAGTGGCGCAGAATCACATTCTACATCGCCAATACCCATAATCATAATTTGCGGGTCTTTTACAATATCCTTTTCAAAGATTGTAGATGCAAATGTTCCAATGCCTGTTGCAATAGTTTTGAGCAAATGACTCATACTTCCAGTTACATCCAATCCAATGATAATTGGTGTTGTTTCAAGCTGATGAACATTGTCACGACTTTCTCTGAATTCAAACTTTGCAGGATTAAACACATCTTTAAGATTTTGTGAAGTGTAAATTTGTGCTGTTGATTTGCTATCAACCTTTGTTGTTGTTCTGTAACTTGTCCATGCTTGTGAACTCGATGCTGAACCACCCATTTTAATTTCCTCCTGTTTTGTACATATCATCTTCAGATATGTTTAATGTGATAAACTTCCGTTGCCCAAATCCTTCCATCATTGCCTTTTCCCATGAGTTATATTCATCTATTGAGGATTTCATTGAAGCCTTATTAAACCAATTTGCAATAGCTTTCGGTAAATTATCTTTATTTGATTCTGTATAAATAATTGAGCCACCATTTAATTTTCTGCCAATATCTTTGATTGAATCCAAATCAGTTTTATTAGTTGATATTTTATTCGCCTTAGTATCCACATCCATAATACCATATACATCTGTGACTGTCCCTATCATCTTTTCACCTTGCTTGGTGCAATACCACCAACCTCCGTTTAAAATGATAGAATGAAACTGTGGTGACACAAAACAATTGTCTATATTGATGCCGTTGTGAACCAACCCATTAAACTCTAAGATGCTTGTAATATTAGATAATCTTGTTGTGACCCATGCGGTATGTTTAATATCCAATTTGTCAAGAAATGATTTGAGCAATCCTAATCTGTGGACATCGTCTGTTTTATGCAATTCCAACACATACCAATCATTTGTTTCGTATGCATTTCTGATAGTTGGCATGAACTTTGAATTGATTTCTTCCAGCTCTTTTGTAGGGTACTTAATACTTTTAATTCTTACCATAGCATTATTATATAGGTCTTTGTGTGCCTTGTCAACAAGATATGTGATATGATTTCTGCCAATTAAAACTTTCCCCAATTCAAAATCAATCGTTTCTCGATATTTATAAGTGATTGATTTACCTTTCAGTGGAGTCAACATCAACTCCTTAACCGAAGAAATTGCATTTACAACTCCAATTGATTCCAAAGCTAATTGATAAAATTCATTAAGCTTGGTCATCAAATCAGTATTTCCGCCCTTGTCTGGATGTGCAATAATTGCCAATTTCTTAAATTCTTTCTTCAATTCTTGCTCTGTAGCTCCATTAAAGACTTCTGAATATTTTTTAGAATTTAAAAATTTTAAAATCATTCCATCATTCATCATTTCATCTCCTTATTTATAATATCTATAAAAACTTTCAACCATATCGTCTTTCGTTTCACTTCCATCATACAAAACAAACACTTTTATTAATTGCCCACCTTTGGTTTCGATGGCTTTATCAATCTTGCTTCGTGTTCTTCCTAGATAATATGAATCATCTAGAAATAAACATTTTGCATTTATCATATTTTTATCCACAAAATTATGCTCTGATATTTCACCATCGTCTCTTAATCCACCCTCAACACAAATAAGATTTTTCATATCAGGATTAAAGTATGAGAACACAGAACCAAAACCTCCAGACACGACAACATAATCTATTTGATTCTCTTTGATTATATAATTGATATACTCTCTTGTCAATTGAATAATATCTTTATTTCTAAAAGATTCATCTAAATTATCAAAGAAAATTTCTCCGCCTTTATGTTGTTTTAGCATAGCATCTACAATGTTATCTATTTTATTCATAATAACCTCGATTATTTCTCCTTATAATATTCATGAATTCCATCACTAAATTGTAATTCTAAATTATTCCTAAAAAATGATGACTCACAGTCATATGTTTTGAAATATGTCGCATTATGAACATGTGGATTTCCCAATACTTCATTAACAGCTTGAATTGTTTCTTTTGTAATTTGAACTTTGTAATATCTTTTATCACTGAGAGGTGAAAATTGCCACACCTTACCTCTGTGCATGAAAATTATATCGTGGAGTGTGCACGGATAGTTCCCAGGCTCTTTAAGTCTATTAATAATACACTGTGCCACATTTTTCTTTTGTTCTAAATTTCCACCAGTTGCTTCAGCTTCAACCATACGAATCAAAATTTGATAATCTTCATAGGGAATGTGATATTCAAATTGATTGCCACCACGATTTATCTTTAGAGACACTCCTCCTGACCTCTGTGGCTGAATTACAGCGACTTTTTTATCATCCTTAATGGGAATATCAAAGAATGATTTCTTAATGTCTGCGATTGATTTTAGCGGTTTGAAATGTAGGTCGATTTTGTGATGTTTGATTGGGTGAATGAGAATACATAAAGCAATGACTATCATTGCTAATACAATTTTTGGCTCCATAATTTCTCCTTAGTTGTACTGTCCATGACAGTCAAATTTAGTTTTAGTTAATCTTTGTCAATCTAATCAATCACCAAGATTAATAACACTTCTACACAAGTACGAATATTCAACCGCACAACTAACAATTGAATCAAATCCAGATGAATGACCTCTGCTATATGCACTGTTGTAAATTGACTTTGCTTGATTTACATTAAATCCACATTCATCTTGAATTGCAAGAATCAAATCTTT